AAGATGTAATCGACTTTCTTGATCATGGTTTTGTTCCATCCCTCTTCCATGAAAGAACCAGTGGAACACTCTTGATCGAATTTTTCGACATGAACATCTTCGGTTTCATCAACAGTTTTCAGAAACCAGTCATCTAGCAAACCCTTGTGGGTATCGGTGTAAAATGTATAGATCATAATTCGACTCCAAAATTTTCATTCATTCTACGAACAAAAACTTCTTTGTCAAGAGCGTACATCTCAGCATTTTCATTTCTTGCGTGCAATTCATCAAAAGGCTCTGGAGTCCATTCATGTCTTGCGATACATTCTTGACTCATCGCATACTTCTTGAGTGCGAGTAAATGCTGCGTCATATCATCATCACAATACACGGAAGTGTAATCTGGGTGATAAATGTAACCGCATGATTCGTAAAACTTATGACCAATGCATGGGAGGGTCATCAACAGATCTCCACCACCACGAAGACCGTCATGGTACTTTATACCCCCATCATACTCTGGAAATGTATTATCAAAGTCCCGAAATATAATTTCATCATAGTTATCTGAGTTGAGAGCCATATCGTCTGATATAAGAAGCAACACATCAAAAGTTTCACCATCCATGTTAGCGTTACATGCTTCAACTTTAGTCTTCGATTCTCCATAGTAATAAACTAGGTCTACACCTTCGTCCCTTTTACCCTCAAGGTAATTTTTGATTTCATCATTGTTCATAGTGGGATCATCAGAATCCATACTAATTACAAAGCGAACCTCATGTTTTCCTGATACTTTACTCGTATAATCATCCAGAATATTTTTGAATTTATCTGGTCTGTTCCTCGAAGGAAACTTCACTAATAATTTAGACATCACTATCTCCTACCAATATGGTATTTAGGTACTAACTCCCACTCTCCTTTATCCTTAAATGACAATATTTTTAGTTGGTTCAGTCCTACTTTGGGTTCGTCAGCATCATCATCAATAATCTTCAAAAGACCCCACTCTTCTAATAAGGCTGTTATGGTGTTTCTTCTACCGATGTCAGTGTCATCGATTTCTGCTTTCAGTCCATCAAGGAGAAATAACTCTTTGAAGTGCATGATCGCATATCTGCCTTTCTTGTGAAGAATGTGACATGATTGATACAGTTTTTTCTCTTTGCGAGATGAAATACCGATTCTGGTTAATGTTTCTTTTACCTTCAAAAAGTTATCATCGGAATCGAGTTCTATTTCAACACCAAGACCTTCAAAAATATCATCGTCACTCATAAATATCCTCTTTTTTCATAGGTATTTATGATTTATGATTTTTTGTACCTCCTTCGCTCATGTACTCACGAATTTCATCAATTTGTTCTTTGGTCAACACTGATAAAGCCTCTTCTGCTTTTCGATTGTTGTACCCATAACACTTCTTGATGAGATCAAGATCCTTGCTCTTCTCGTCTTTCGCCCACTTACTGAATCTCTTTCTCTTTCGGATCGAAGTCAACAAATACTCATACTGCACTCTGTTATCAAGATGGTGGTGAGTATTCATCTCATTCGCAAAAAAGATTGTGTCAGGAAAGTACGACAAGCACCGATTTACGACAAATGCAGGATACCTTTTACTCGCTAATTCAGGATCACCGATAAACAGATTCTCCTTCGAGTAATTGATCGAGTTGAGGAAGTCTCCTAGTTTCACTGGTATCAACCAATCCACCCTACAACGTTTTCTCGTTTGATGATATCAAAGTCTTTTGACACACCAAGACGACTGCGAACGTCATACACGATGGTGCTTCCCACTTCATATGGGACGCTTGGAACTTCACCATTTGGAAGAGGATCACCAGAACCCATCGAGATGATCTTCGTTTCAACATAACTGCTGTCGATCATCTGACTTTTCTTGATGATGATACCCGCTTCTGTAGTTTCTTCTTCATTGTAATCGACTTTTTCTACAAAGATATAGTCACCGCACGCATGTAATTTACTCATTTGAAATTAGCCTCCATCATAATTTGAACCAAACACGCTGTCATATTTATCTCAGCATCAGCAACGAAAGCAGCCTTGTGCTGATAATCTGCAAGAATTAGAATAACCATCGGAATCGAATCCGCTTGGATGTAATCGTACATCGAATCATAGATCTTTCGGAACAACTCGGTCTGATCGTTATCAATATTTGCAACGACCCACTTCCGAACACCACTGAAGTCTTTCTGCTTCATACATCCCATGAGATCCTTGACGTTGACCTCTCCGATCTGTGAGAGAATACCAACGTCAATTGTTCCCGAAACAGAGTAGCGTTGAAGTTCATTCAACACCCTGCGGAAGTCTGGGAAGTATTTCAGAATCAGTCGGACCAAAACTTTCTCATCATACCCAACTTGCTCTTGATCCAAGATCGTTTTGATGCGATCAAGGAATTCAGATGCAAGTTGAGGCTTCTCTGCTGATGGAATACCAAACTCGATGTTTGTGCATCGGGAATGAATCGGTTGAATGATTCGATTCTTATAATTGCATGTCAATATAAAACGGCAATTATGAGCAAACTCCTCAATCGCACCACGCAAAGCAGGTTGAATACTCTGAGCGTTTGAATAGTCAAATTCATCTAGGATACAGACCTTTTTGTTTCCATCCAGAGAGACAGAACTCGCAAACTCACGAATCGTCGTTCGCAGTGTGTCGATGTTTCCGTTCTCCGAACAGTTGATGATGATGCTATCGCATCCCAACTCATTACAAAGGGCGCGTGCGATTGTGGTTTTACCCACACCTGCACCACCGCTCAAAAGAAGGTTTTGAGGTTCCCCCGATTCCACCATATCCTGAAAGGTGGTTTTGATGGAATCGGGAAGAATACACTCACTGATATTCTGTGGGCGATACTTTTCAACCCACAACGCATTATTTGGAGTATGTTGAGTCATGTTCAAGTGCGATATAGTATTTGATATCCATAGAAGTGTGAGAGAAACGAGTCACGGTTGATTCGCAGATGTCAATCTTATAATCACCCGAAAGAAGTTTCAAGTTTTCAATCTTGAGATAGAAGCAGAACGATGCGTTTGTATCATTCTGACCCACGACAGTTGTATAACTGTTTGTGGTGGGAGTCTTCTTGTCCAAGACCACGAGTTCAATCTCTCCGTTGTCGTTCGACTGAATGCAAAGATCAGACAATTGCAAAACAGCGGCGGAACGTTGGATGTTATCAAAAACTGATTGCTTGAGAATGAAAGACACCACTGCTTCAGGCATCTTCACTTCACGATCAAGCACCGTGAGCAATCTTGGTTCCGAATAGTAATACGAAACTTTTGCTCCAGTCTCAGAAATGATCTCCATAGACTTTTCACCGAAAGAAAACTCTGGATCGTCAAACAGACTAATAGTTCCGAGCAACTTGCTTAGATCCCAAATACCAAATTGTGTTGCGAAGTGTTCCTCTACCACCGCTTCGCAGACGATGTTCTTTGCGGGGGAGATTGTGGTAATCTTGTTACCAGGCTTCACCAGCAAGTTAGAGTTGATGCTTGAAAAGTTTTTCAAGATCGAGAGTGTATCTCTCGACAGGTTTGTGTTAGACATTTTCATCCTTCCATATATTCATCAAATTCATTTGGGTCAATAAAACCCTTCGATAAGTCATTCATAAATTGTTTGTCAGAGTGACGAGACTTTCTGTTCTGATGCTTTTTAGTGTTCTTTGTTTTGAACAGACGCTCTTGTGGGTCACTCTTCTTCGTCTTTTGATCATTGTTGTTCTTCTTCATTTTAGTCTCAAAAATCTCCTATGCTAGACATCAGGTTGCTTAGTTTACTACGAACGAAGTAATTTAGCAAACCTTTTCTTGTTGGAACATCATAGTTTTCAAACTCACGAATTACAAAATCCTCAAATTCATCGGGGATTTTAGTCATATCAATCAGAGTTTGATTGCGACTAAAGTTTTCACTCCACTCTGCTGTGGTGTGGTCTTCGTTGATCATACTCTGAATCTTCTTTGTTCCACAAGGCTTCTGTCGCTTACCCTCAACAACAAACGTGTCTGAGTCTGATAGGACATTTGGAATCCCGTCAGAGACATCACCCTTGATGATATGCTCAAGTAAGAACTGTTGTGGATCCGAGCATTCTACAAACTTCTTTTGCATTGGAGAATACTGTCGTACATTGTTGTATCGTTGCAATTGTTGGAAGTCTTTATCATTCGATACGATAAGAATCTTCTCATCGGTATGATATTTCTTACACAAGATTGCAATCACATCATCCGCTTCGAGTCGAGGAACTTGCAAGTTGACATAAGGCATCTCGCTTCGTACTTCTTGACGAATGGTATTCATAATCTCATACACTCGATCAAAGTCGATGTCTGATTTCTTTTGTTGCTTTTTGCGTGAAGCCTTATAGTGCGGGAAGAAGTCTTTTCTCCAACAATTACCAGTGTCATCACAGATAACCAATTCACCATACTCTTTTGAGAATTGATTTCTAAACATTCTATATGTGTTCAGAACCAAGTGTCTTACGAAATCTTCATCCATGTCGGGGGAGTGCTTCAATGATGAAAAGATATTCGCAAAGAGTATCTGACTATTATCAAGAAGAATAATTTTATTGCCTCATTTCAAAATTCTGATCCGTCAATCGTTTCGTCAGGCAGATCAATTGGTTGCCATCCATTTTCGGGATGCTTCGATTCGGGAACCCACCCCGAAACGTTTCGAGATGCGATATATGTTTTACCCTCGTAATATACTACATCACCCCTGTTGTAGTCAATGAAATTTCCAGAAGAATCAGACATTCTGAATTGACCTACAATGTTTGTATCTAAAGATGGCAATTCTTGATTGTTTGGTTCTCTAACTACCACTCGTTGTTGACTCCTTATAGCAGGACTTAGATTGTTATTTATTGCACTAGGGGATGTATTGCCTTGAAGGTAAAACAACTCATCAAACAAGTTTGCAGCAGTAGTTACGAACTCGGAAGATTTTCCTTCCATAAAAATCTTTAATTGCACAGCAGAAAATGAAGAATCATCATTAGATCGTACAATCGAATCGACTAGATTATCATTTTGTCTTGATGGATCTCTAGGAAAAGGTTCCCGATTAGTATAATAAGCATAGAATTTAGTCCAATCCTCTCCGTCAAACAATACATCAAGTTTTTCTATAGGATTAGACATTATTTCTTTC